CTATCACCATTGCCACAACCTTTATTCCTGCGATTAAGACCGTCTTTGGCTTTGCTGGTAAGGGCACATGGGTAAGTCCGACACGGACACGAAGATTTAATTGTGCTTAAGAACCCAGTTACATAAAGGGTTTATGGGTTTTTGAAAGTTTAAAAAGACGAACTTGGGTTAGTTTTTAGCATTTAATATTTAATACAAAAAGGTGGTATTAAATATGCAAAATTGGGATGAAATTGTAGGCGAATTTATGATTGAAATGCAAATAAAAGGCTTTTCAAAATTAACAATTCAAAATTATCATTACAAATTAAAAAAATGTAAACTGTTTTTTCAGTCGCAAGAAATTGAATTTATTGAAAACGTTACGAAACAAAATGTTAAAAAATTGATACTATGGCTACAAAATGAAGGGCTACAAGCAAGCTCAATAAACTCAATTTTATGCAGACTAATCAAGCTTTTTGATTATATGGTTGAAGAAGAATATATTAAACAAAACCCATGTGAAAAAGTAAAAAAATTGAGGATGCAAAAAAAAATAGTTTATCCTTTGAACGATCATGAAATCAAACAAATGCTGATTATAGCACGACAAAACAGAAATAAAGAAATTGGTCAAAGAAATGTTACCATGCTTTCATTAATGCTTGATGCAGGGCTAAGAATAAACGAAGTGATGAGTTTAAAAACTGAGGACATACTAGAAAATCAAATACTGATAAGAAATGCGAAAGGCAACAAAGATAGAGCAGTGGCACTTACACCAATTTTAAAAAGGGAAATGAGAAAATATAAGCGATTAAAAGATAAAACAAAGCATAAAGATTGCAAATATTTCTTTGTTTCTCAACGAGGTGGAAAAGGAACAACAAAAATAGGTGTTGAAATTATGCAAGAAATCAAAAAGCAAATGACTATAAGAAGTGTAGTACGCTTTAGCCCGCATACATTGCGCCATACTTACGCACATATGCAGATGAGAAATGGAATGGATATATATACGCTAAGCAAAAACATGGGTCACAGCAGTGTAACCATGACACAGAACTACTTGCAGACATTGAAAAGTGATGATTTTGTCAAAGAAAGCATCAAATATTCAACGTTGCAGAATTTAAGATAAAAGATATAGACTATGAAATCAATCATGGTCTTTTTTTGCAAGCGATAAAACTAAAATTTTACCAATATACTTGTAGAATTATTCAGAAAATTTTATAATTCGTGATATAATAGAATTGCTGTTATATATTTTATTTTAGGGAGAATTGTTATGGAGAAGTTTAAAATTAAAGTACAACAATATTGGGAATGGATGCAGACTGGACAGGGAGTTATACTGTGTACGATTCTATTCTTACCACTTGGTTTATTTTTAATTTTTAAAAAAATAGCATAAAAAGAGATGTCAAGGTAGCTTGTTTTATTATAGGAATATTATACATATTTATTTTCGCTGGTTTGCAAGCTAAGACAAATTATTTATCACAAAAAAATAATGGTCAATATAACGAAATAAGACTACTTACTGAAAAAAATTCACAAAAAGATAAACGTATAAATGCACTTGAAGATGAAAGCAAAGAATTTACAGAATATAAAACAAAAATGAAACCGTATGAAGCATTATCTGAAGCTGATGCAAAAGCAAAAAAAATAGATGCTGATGCCACAGATAAAGTAAATACAGCTATAAAATCATTGCCTGAATTATCATCACTTACTTTAAACGATAAGACTAAAGTTGAGGAATCAAGAAAATTATACAATGCACTTACTGATGGACAAAAGAAACTTGTAAATGTTTCAAAGCTTGATGGTCTTGAAGCTAAAATATCGCAACTTGAAGCAGACAAAGTAAAACAAGATGCAATAAATGCAGAAAAAGAAAAGAAGAAAGCGGAAGAAAAGGCAAAACTAGATGCAGCAGCAGCGGAAAATGCAAGATTAAAAGCTGAACAGGAGGAAAAAGGATATGAAACAGGAATAACATATGATCAATTAGCAAGAAACCCAGATGAATACGATGGTGAAAAAGTTAAATTCAGCGGTAAGGTTTTGCAAGTAATGGAAAGTTCAGAGTACACTGAAATTCGACTAGCAGTAGATGGTAACTATGATACTATTTTATATTGTTCTATTCCTAAAACCTCAAAGCCTTCTTCAAGAATTTTAGAAAATGACATGATAACAGTATCAGGATTATCAAATAAATTATATACTTATACCTCTACATTTGGAGGTGAAATCACAATTCCTGAAGTATTTGTTACAAAAGTAGAATAAATCCATATACTAGCTAAAATAATGGGAATGATATTGTATAGATACGTATAAATTAGGGTGATCAATTAGGAAAGGTTATTATGAATAAAAGTGTAATTTGTTTTATATTTATTGTTATGAGTATATTATCAGGATGTTCAAAAAAAGAAAATACAGGGAAAGAGATAGAAGTTGAAAGAAAAGAACACCACTTAAAGCAAGAAAAACAGTATCAAGAAGCAAAAATTTTTTTACAAACAGAATTAGTAAAAATTGATGACACTATCCAAAAAATTAATAGTAAATTAGATGAGATTGAAAAAGTAAAAGGCTACAAAACTATGAATAGGGAGGAATTTTATTTTGTAAAAGAGTTGTATAATAATATTATTTTTGAATATTATGGATATGTTGAAGATGAAGGAATAAATATAAATCATTGGGGCGAGTTTAGAGAGATGAAACAGTTAAAAGAGATTAGGGATAATATTAATGATTTTTTGAGTAAGGAATCAGCTCACTATGCTTGTATTATATTATGGCAACAAATGAAACCTAGGATCCAGGAAGTTGAGTCAGGGGATTTTAAAGTTAAGTCTTTGGTAATTTCAGCTGTAAAAGATGCTATTGGAAAAAGGGATGGACAACAACACTATTTATCAGATTTTAAATGGGATAAATATTATGAAAAATTTAACATTACTAAAAAAGATGAAAACACTTATAGTTCACATGGTAAAGTAGAAAGAAATGGGATTGAGCATGATTTTAATATAGATTTACAAATCAATAATGGAGAGCCAAGTATTAATTCCTATTCATTTGAATAGGAATTAGTTTAATTATATTTTATGGAGAATTAGAAAAATGGTTTTATTTGTAACTTTAATAATTATACTTTTGTTTTTAGGTTGGTGTTACAATGAATCTCACACAACTAATAACGAAAAAAGAATTCTCGAAAATGGAGGACAAATCATAAAAACTTTTGAATCGGATACGGTTAAGAAAGCAGTCAAGTCAGCAGAAAACTTTGCGGTGATTAACAATTTAGTTATTATAGATATGAAAATAACTGGATCAACATGGAAAGGTACCGCAGTAGTTTGGCTTGAAATGAATTAAACTTACGTATTATTATTTCTTGAAAAATAGAATAATAATAAAATTGATTATCAAAAATTCCTTTTTAACTTTATATGAAAGGGTTTTTTTTATATCATATATTCCTATATATTCAAATGCCTACCGCACAGCTATCGCTGATTGGTGTTACTCAACTTGCTATCGCAAGATTGGTAACGATCATAGCAAATATAAAATATAGGTTAATATCAGTCTTGTATAAGAAATAATATATAATTTAAAATACCTATATAGATAGATGTTCTACAACTATTTATTTTTTAAATAATTATAGGTGTGCAACAGAAGTTGTATATATTATTTCTTATACACAATCAATTGCACACCTATTTATATTTTCAATAAAACAATTTATATTTGCTAATATCATTTACCGCCTTGCTTGCAAGCGTGTAAATACCGAGGAACAACTGAAAGTTGTGGGGTGGTAACCCTATCTTTTCATGCTTGCATATATACATATACAATAGTAGAAAGTTTTCAATTCAACTATAAAAAATATCAAAATTAAATAAAAAAAATATGATTAAAATTGTTGACTAGATATTTTCAAAAATGTCTTAACCTAGCGTTTCATTACACTTATTCAACTTTAATTAAATAAAAAAATAGACCAAAAAAACTTGACAATTAATCATTTTTTTGGTACAATATGTATATAGAGTTAGTTAATCCCTTACCTTAATTATATAATATTTACTTGTCAATGTCAACTACTTTTTTAAATTTTTTATATATTGACCTTGGGTGCTTATAAATAAAGGGTTTGTAGGGATTGGCTAACGAAAAACAGGAAGAAGAATATTGTCAAATACTTTTTAAAATTATTTAAACACTAAAGGAGATACACAGAATGGAAACGAAATACTTTTATTGTTATGATCAACGATTTGCAAAATATCTAAAATCAAAGGGTTTTGATTATATCACGCTTGCTAAAAGCAGACATACAGATAAACTATTTAGCCTATGGGAAATTACAGATAAATTTCAAGAGGTATTAAACACTTATGAATGCGTAGCCTAATCAAGTTCTAAATGAAACACTAAAGGAAACTAAAAATGAAAATAACTATAGATGAGTTGTTTTCTACCATTGAATTTGAAAATATAGTCAAGGAACAGTGGAAGAAACAATATAAAGAAACTGGTAAACTACAAACAAGAAGTAAAAAATCATTAATAATTGAATTGCTTAAGCACTATCAATCAGCCGAATATGTCAAAGGAACGAAAAAGACTAAAGCAAGTTTTGAACTAGGTGATAAGTTAAATGCTGAGTTGAGCAATGCTGAAATGGTTGAAAAGGGCTATCGTAAAGCAAATGCAGGCAATATCAGTAATCATAATATCATTGCTTTGAATATTTTCAAGAATTACTTGAATCAACTAAAATTAAAAGAAGTTGAAACAATTTCTATGACTCGGATGAAGTGGCTTAAGTCAGCAGGAATTACAACAATGATTGCAGATTTAAATGAAATTGATAAACTTGAAATCAATAAGGATTTTAAAAATTATTATAAAGATGATACAGCAACAGCGCTGAAATCAATTATAAGTTTTTGTTTGAAACAACTCAGCATAGATGAAAAAAAAGCAACTGTCTATTACTGCGATGCTGAAAATGATGATAAAGCAGAAACAGACGAAAACGGGAACAAGAAACGTTTGATGACTGTTACAGAAGTTAAAGCAATGAAAAGTTTTGTGGAAAGTTTAAAGGAGAAATATAACGTTAAAAAGTTTCAAGTTGCAAATTTTGAGTTCAAAAATGAGTTAAGAAACTGGTATAGAGATCATTTGAAATCAGAAGCAATTTGGGTAGAAATTGAATTGGATATAAATGAAATCAATGTTGAGCAAATAGAATTAAATTCAAAAGAAATTGACGAGTTAAGAAGTGATTTCATGACAGAATTTCAAAAGTACAGAAATAAGTTATATGTACGCAGAGAGTTCAAACGTAAAATAAAAGGTCAGAAAGGTATGAATTGGAGATATGATATTCAAGTCTTAGATTTGCTAGAGCAAAGAAAATCAGTTATTGCACCGTATTTACAAATGGAAGAACGCACATATTTTCAATTCATGGTTGAACTTGATGAAGCAGCTGGATTTGATCAAGCTGATTGGGATGAGTACAATGAAACTGATAAACAATATAAAAATGATGTAAAAAATGATGATGTGAAACTGATAGAGGAATGGAGACAAGCGACAGAATTAAGTAATAAACAATATGAAGAATATGACGATATGTTTACTACAGCAATTGCTATAGCATAAAACAGAAAAGGAAAAATTAAATGACACTTGAAGAATTAGTTGCAAAAGTTGCTACATTAGAAGCTGAGATGATTAGCCTGAGAGCTGATATGATACAGAAAAATATGGATGAGCTAGAAAAGAAAATGAATAAATAACTGTAAACAGCATAGGACGAGTGCTTAAGAATTAAAAAGTAAAAAAATATGGGGGTTCTTTCTTTGGTAAGAAAAGGAAGAACCAAAAATGAATAAAAAACAACTATCAAATTTAATCGATCCAAACATTCAAACGTATGAATTTACTGATATGGATAGAGAAAAATTCACAGTCAATTTCAAATGTTATCGAAATCTGTATGAAAACGTAGAAAAAATATATGAACTAGCTCCTTTGTACGACCATATGAAACGAGAGCTTAAGCGCTTGCCTAAGTGGCGAGAATACTGTAAACGATACTGCAAGATAAGCTGGGATAAATGTAAAGAATATCCATTGGATGAACAAGAACAATTGTTGATGAAGCAGGCAATCGCTTGGAGGGCAAGCAGAAGCTGGATAGCAATGAATGTTGAAAATTTTTTAATGCTACAATTGATGGAATGGGGCTATGACATAGTTGAACACCTATACATTGATATTGCGATGGGTGTTGATATTGTAGCGATTGATAATGAAGGAAGATTAACTTACATTCATGTTACGAAAAATACGGAATATGCGCTGAGTAAGGTTGAGAAAAAAGAGAAATATAACAATCATCTGGGTGGGCGAGTTAGGTTTCAAAGAGATTTCACTAATCACTTGGTGCTTGCATATGATCCAAAGGAAAGTAAAAGAAATAGAATAATACACGGCATACCAGCGTTTAGAAAAGAATATGTGATTAACCAGATGGGAATGGTTAAAGAGCATGAAACGATCGAAGATAATCGTTTATCTGAACTTGCGTGGGCGTGTAGAAAAGTGGTAGCGAGACAAGGAACTGGATTCACAAGTCATGAGGGTGTAGAATTCAAACCGAAACGTAAATAAAAATTAGTAATGTGTTAAGCGAGTGGGATCGTTTAAAAATTAGCAACAACAAAATAACAGGGGGGTTCTTTGTTTATCGAATAGATAAATGGAGAACTTAAATGAACAAGAATGAATTAAGAAAAAATGAACTAATTGAAACAATGCTTGAAAGCAAATGGATGAATGTGTATGTTAATAAATTAAATAAGAAATTTGGTAAGTACTCAACGAAAGATTGGAATCCGTCAAAAGATAGCTTAATTTCAAATCTATGGGAAAGCTTAATTATCTACGAACGAAACAATGATATAAACGCAAGCTTTTCTGAGATTGAAAAGTATTGCTTTCAGAAGGCTTATACATTGACATCAGAGGAATTTATAAGCGACTTAGGCAAGTACAGATTTGGCAAACAGAAAGAGTGGAAACAAACTTTATGCGAATATAAAGATGAGTATACAGCACAATCACATTATTATGATGATTACCCTAGCTTGCGTGATGAAATTGAAAACGATAAAGATGAATTGACAAGCATGCGAAACAAAGCATTAGCTTGCGACTATGCTGAAACTATGACGAAATCACAAGAGATCTTTATTAAAAGTGTGATGACTTTGGGAGTTGAAGCAACTATGAGAAACTTGGAGTTGAACAAAAAAACATTCAACACACGATTAAATAGGACGATAAAAGCTATTGAAAACAAGCATCGGAAAGTTAAAAAAGTAGGATAAAAAACATTTGGCTAAAGTATTGTGCTTTAGCTTTTTTTGATTAGCTTACTTTTTAGTTGAATTTATAGTAAACTAGTGTTATCAAATGATGCGGAGAATTAACAAATGAATAACATTGAAGCTAATAAAATAATTGATAGTAATGTAAAAAAATATATTGTCAATTTTTCTCTCAGTTTAAGTAAACAATTTGATTCATATAGTGACTTATTAAAATTTTTGAAAAAAGAAAAAACTTTTTGGATAAAACAGTCATCAAATATAAAAACTAGTATAAGCTATGATTTAATTTGTCAGGATGCAGAAAATTTTATTATCGAATTAAGACAAAAAGTAAAGGAAAATATAAATTCTATATCTGAACTAATGAATATTATTCAAAGTGTAAAAGGTAATAACTTTTCTGCTACAATTGACCGCTATAGTAATGATTTTTCGATGTACTTGGCAATAGTCCCATCAGACAGTAAAGACATAAAAAATATTATAGCTGCATACAAAATATTTTCTAACGAGAATGATTCGTATAATCATTACTTGTACTTGATACAAAATCCAAACTATTTATACTCTTATTTGAATGATAATAATTCTAAAGCTAAATCAGCATATTTATTCTTATCTCAAAAATTAAAAGAAATAAATGGTGATAGCTCCAGATATGCAAAGCAAATCCAGAATTTAATTGATGACTTACAGACAGCAAATTCTAGTTATTCAGAATCAGTTGAAGAGAATAAAAAAGATTTAATTGAATATATAGATAATGCAAAGACCGATTTTGATGAAGTGATACAAAATGAAATAGAGTTGAATAGCAAAGAAAGAATAGCTATGGGTAATTTATTAGTTGAGAAATCAGAAAAATTCAAGGATTTAGAAGAAGCTTATGAACAAAAATTACATTTAGAGGCACCAATAATGTTTTGGAATAATAAATCAAAAGAATATGCCAAAAATTCTAGATATTGGTTTATTGCTTCAATTGTAGTTTCAGCAATATTAATGGTAGTCGGTACTTACTTGGTACATATGATATACTTCAATCCAGTTAATTCAAAAAATGAAGTGATAACACTTATTCCCAAATCCTTTGTATTGGTAGCAATTGTTTCTTTGCTAGTTTATATATTAAGAGTATTTATTAAAGTAGCTAATTCAAATAACCATCTATCATTAGAGTACGCACAAAAAGCAGCTTTAACAGATTTTTATTTGTCTCTACTACAATATGAAAGTGAAACAATTAATGAAAATGATAAAACTTTAATATATAGTACTTTATTCAGTAAAGTGGATACAGGTCTAATTAAAGGGACAGAATCTAGTGATATAGAAAAAATGGTATTATCTATATTGAGCAAGCAGGGATGATTGAAAAAGACAATAGACAATTTTAGTTTTGTTTTTTCTAAGAAGTTGATTACACTATGTATTTACTAGTGTAATTTTTTTCGCTTGATTTTATTAGAGTTTTCGCCGATTTTAGATTAAAAAGTCTGAAAAATCGATGCAGGGCGTAGTATATATTATATAAGAAAGATAATTATAGAGAACCCCCTAAAAATTGATAATTTTGCTAAATTTTTCATAAATCTTTCATGCCTAAAGGAGAAGTATTTAATTGCTTCTCTTTTATTTTTGTTTATATTGTTTACAAATGTAAACTTTATGTAGTAATTATAAGGAGTTAGTAGATGAACAGACAAGTTGAATTGAAAGATATAGTTGAGTTAATTGATGAGAAGATTGATGGTTTGAATCAGCAAAATGGTGCAGGTATTTTGATGGGATTGGCTGGATGGGTAAACGAAGATAAAGTTAATACAGTCATTGAATCAAACAAGATTGTTATTAAAGAGCTGACGGATTTGCGTATGAAAGCACTAGAGCTTTAATGAGTAGGGTCGGTAATAAAAGTTTTTACGGAAACAAGAAGTGGACTGATAAGCGTGCTAAGATATTAAAACGGGATGGCTATGAATGTCAGAATTGTAGAAGGTATTATCGCAGCAAACAGGCTAAAGTAGTTCATCACATTTATTTCTATGAAGACTATGCTGAACTTGGTTTGGTTAATTGGAATCTTGTAAGCTTGTGCAATGAGTGTCATAATAAAATGCACAACCGTGTGACTGATGAAGCAACGAAACTTGGTAAAGAGTATCAAGACAAAAGAAAAGTTGAGTTTAATAATTATATTAAAAATAAAAAATAAAATAAATAAATTTAAGAAATCAATAAGTTTAAGATGCCCCCCCCACTTTTGGGGAAGCGAGAAAAGGTAACAGGAGAAAGGGATAAGTGGGTCTTTTCCCCACTTTGAGCAGTTTGAAAATATTTTTCCGTAGAATTTGTAGAAAGGAGCAAGAAAATGGCTTATAAAAATATTGCAACAAAAGACACAATTAAACGCAGAACAATTAGCTACATGAAAGAGCTAAACACATACAAAAAACAGTATAATCAGCTGATTGAAGTCTATGCAGATTTGTTGCTACAATACTATATTCTGACTAAACAATTTGAAGATTCAGGCTATGAAGTTGTAATTGCAACTGAAAAAAGTGATGGTAAAAAAAGCCCTATTCTTGCATCCTTAGAAAATCTCAGAAAAGACATTGGAACTTATTCAGACCGATTGATGTTGAACGCTAAAGCTAATAAAGACAGCGAAATCAATCTTAAAACTAACCCTGATGATCCCTTCAACAATTTATTTAATAATCTCAAAAATGGGGGTGGTTAGTTGAATGAAATTAAAAGCCCACATTTTCAAACAGCTTTAGAGTTCGCAAACGATTTAATATCAGGTAAGAAGATTGCAAACGTTGAACAGATACAAGCGTGTCAAAGATTTTTAGATGATTTGCAAAATGATAAATGGGATTTTAAAAGTAACCAATTTGACTTTGCAATAGATTTAATCGAGGGTACAATTTTCCCAGAGAAAGGCGAAACAATATCAGGAGAAAGTGCAAGGCTTAACCCTATTAAACTTACAAGATGGGAAATCTTTGTGACGGTGAATTTATTCGGCTTCTTTTTAAAAGACACTAACATTCGCAGATATCAAGAAGTGCTTTTATTCTTGCCCCGAAAAAGTGGTAAGACAACATTTGTCGCAAGTTTAACATGGGCTAAGTCTTTGATTGATGCGGACAGCGGTGCAACAACTTATATAGTAGCTAACTCATTATCACAAGCAAAAGTGTCATTTAACTTTATTCAACACAATCTAAACTTGCAACACAACAAAGACAAATTCAAGCCTAGAATGAGAGCTAACAATCAGGAACACAGCATAAATTGTGATATTGGTCAAGGTCATATTGAAATAAGGGCAATCGGAGCTGATGAAAAATATCTTGATGGATTGATTGCCAATACGATAATAGCGGATGAAGTCCATGCGTTCAAACGCCCGAAACGCTATACCTTGATGAAGGATACGATGAAATCTTATTCAGGTTCAAGAATGTTATTAGCGGTTTCAACAGCAGGCGACAACATAGGTTGCTTTCTTGATGAGCGTGTGGAGTTATTAAAAAAAGTCTTAAACAAAACTATCAAAGATGAATCAAAATATGATAGATATTTCATTTATTTATGCACAGCAGGCAGGGACAACAAAGGTAACTTTCTAAACCCAATCACAAATGAAATCACAGATATTGATGATCCACAATTGATTGAATCAGTGAACCCAAGTGCTGGCGAAACAGTAAGTTTAGATTTACTTGTAAATGATGCCAAAATAGCGCTTGATTCAGATGAGGGAACAAGAAACGAATTTAAAAATAAAACTTTAAATGTATTCACAACAAGTTCAGAAACGTTTTTTGATATTGATGAATTTAAATATTCAGATAGCCTTTACAATTGGTCAATAGACGATTTATTGAAACTAAATCTTACATGGTACGGCTATGCAGACTTATCAGTACTGCATGACTTGTCAGCATCTGGTTTATACGCAAACTACAAATATAAAACTAAAGACGAAAACGGCAATACAATAGCAAAAGATGTTGATATTGTCATTAGTCAAGCCTTTTTCCCTTTGCCTTTAGCAATCGCAAAAGCTCAGGAATCTAACATGCCCTTGCAAGAATGGGAGCAAGAAGGATGGGCAACGCTTAGTAATACTGATGTAGTCCAACCATCCGACATAACAGGTTGGTTTGTTGTTATGAAAAAAATGGGATTTAAAATCAAACAGGTGAATTTTGATAAGAAATCAGCAATGGAATTTGCGATTACAATGAGAGCTGAGAAGTTTAAATTGAAGGATGCAAGTCAATTACCGTCAATCAAAACGGTGGGCATTCGCAGAATTGAAAACAAGGTTAAGAACGCAGAATTTTATTACCTGCATAACAGGTCGTATGAATATTGTGTAAGCAATGTGAGAGCAGAAGAATTATACAACGGATGGTTAAGAATGAGGAAAATCAGCAAGAATATGAAAATTGACCTATTTGATGCAAGCACTTTTGGTGCAGTTGCAATGCTTGAGGATATGGAAAGCAAAGCAAAAGTTAAAAACATTTTAGATTAAAGGAGGTGAGAAAGAAAAATATGGGAATTAGAGATTATTTTAAACGATCAACACAAGAGCAACAAACGAAATCTAACAAAGTCGGCTATTTCATGAAAAACGACATAGAAAATGTTTTAGTGGGTGGATATACGAGATTGAGCGATAGCCCCGAAGTTGTCACAGCCGTCAATACAATTGCAGATTTAGTCAGCAACATGACTATTCAACTGATGAAAAACAGCGAAAAGGGCGATACACGAGTTAAGAACGAACTAAGTAGACTTGTTGACATAGCACCGAACGCATATCAAACCAGAAAATCTTTCATTTTTTGGATAGTGAAATCAATGCTAATTAATGGTGATGCAGTTGTAATGCCATTAACGAGAAACGGTGCTATTAAAGAGCTTAGACCTTTACCAGCGAACAAAATTAGGTTTTACCACGATGCTGATGATGAATTTAATTACATTATCAAGTATAAAAATAAAGATTATGAACCCCAAGATTTACTTCATTTTGTCCTAAACCCTGATGAAAATTTATCGTTTATGGGTACGAGCTACAAAGTAAATTTGAACGATGTAACGCATAACCTAAAACAAGCATCAGCTACAAAGCGCAGTTTCATGTCAAGTGAGTATATGCCATCTTTAGTGATGATGGTGGATAGCGATGCAGATTTAGACGAAGACGAGCGTGAAAAGTTTGAAGAAAAATACTTGAAACGCAAAGACAAAAACAAACCTTTGTTGTTGCCCGATGGTCTTGTCAAATTTGAAACTATTAAACCTTTGACTTTAGAGGATTTAGCTATTCATGAAAGCGTGAAAGTTGACAAGGAAACAGTTGCATCAATCCTAGGAATACCAAGTTTTGTGCTTGGAGTTGGCACTTATTCAAAAGACGAATGGAACAACTTTATCAATACAAAAATCATGTCAATTGCTCAGATTATTCAACAAACGTTAAATAAATTGATTGTTGAACCTGACATGTATTTCACATTCAATCCTCGAAGCTTATACAATTACAGCCTTGTCGAACAAGTCAACGCAATCACTGCATTAGTGAAAGTCAATACCTTGAGACGAAATGAAGGGCGTAACTGGTTAGGTTTAGCACCTGACGAGGAAATGGATGATTTGATTGTGCTAGAAAATTACTTGCTACAGCAGGATTTATCTAAGCAAGGCAAATTAACAAACAGCATTATTGATGACGATGAGAAAGGAGGTGAATAATGAGAAATTTGAAGAATCAAGTTCGCTCAATCGGCAAGCTACAAACACGAGCTGATAACAATGAAACAGATGAAATGAAAATTGAAGGTTACTTTGTTGTCTTTAATAGCGAAACTGAACTATTTGAAAATTGCTATGAAGAAATTTCAGATAAAGCATTTAGAGATATTGACTTGTCAGATGTCCGAGCATTAGCCGATCACGACACAGCAAAAGTTTTAGGTCGCACGAAATCGCAGACACTGAAATTATCAGTAGATGATAAAGGTTTGTATGGTGAAATTACAATAAATAAGAATGACACCGAAGCCGTAAACTTATATGAGCGTGTAAAAAGAGGCGACATTGACCAATGTAGTTTTGGATTTAATATCTTAAATGAAACAATGGAGCAACGAGCTGACGGAACAACGAAATGGACAATTACAGAAATTGAATTGTTTGAAGTTAGCGTTGTGACTTTTCCCGCCTATCAAGACACGAGTGTTGAAGCACGAAGCGAACAAATGAAACAACTAGAAAAACGAAACTTGCAAAAACGCAAACAACAATTGAAAGAGAGAATTAACAAATGGCATTAAGACAATTAATTTTGAATAAAAAAATTCAAGAACGCTCAGCAAAAATCACAGCTTTACGAGCTGATGAAGATAAACTTAAAGACGAAGAAAAAGAGCTTGAAGTAGCCCTTGATGAAGCTGAAACAGACGAAGAAGTAAAAGTGGTCGAAGAATCAGCCGATGAATTAGAAAAGAAAATCAAGGAAAAATCTGATGAAATTTCTAAGTTAGAAGATGAAAAAGCTGAACTTGAAACTGAACTGGCTGAAATCGAAGCAGAACAAACAGATGAAGATACTGACGAAGATGAAGAAAAAATTAAAGATGGAGAAAAACGAAAAATGGGTAAAAAAGTAGAAGTAAGAAACACACAAGACAATAAAGATTTTGCAAATTATATTCGCACTCAAGGACTTGAAACACGCTCACTCAATACAACATCAGGTGCTGTATTAGTTCCAGTTGAAGTTTCAACAAATGTGCTTGAATTGAAAGATGGTCAAGTCGATTTGACAGCTTATGTTACAAGCGAAGTTGTTGGGACAGGTTCAGGTAAATTCCCAGTTGCAAAACGAGCAACAGCAATTCTTGCAACAAAAGAAGAATTGGCTGATATTGCTGAGATTGCTGACCCACTTTTCATTGATGTTGAATATTCTGCAAAAACTCGCATTGGTCAAATCGCTTTCAGTAATGAACTTATTGAAGATTCAGCAATTGATGTAGTTGCATACGCAGAAAAACAAATGCAAAGAATGGTGCGTAACACTAATAACAAAGGTATTCTTGATGTATTGAATACATTTGCTGTTAAAAATGCAATCGGTGCGGATGGCTTGAAATCAATCGTTAATATTGAACTTGACCCAGAATTGGACACTAAATTTGTTGTTGACCAAAATGCTTATCAATTCATCGACACTTTGAAAGATTCACAAGGTCGTTACTTGCTTCAAGATTCAATTGCATTCGATTCAGGTAAATCATTGTTCGGCAAAGAAGTTATTGTAATTTCGAACGCTGTCGCACCTAAAGCACCAACTGGCGGGATTGGATTCGTATGGGTAGGTGACTTAGCAGAAGCAGCAGCTTATTTCAAACGCTCAGACATTACAGCAGTTTGGGAAAAATTTGATGCGTTTTCAAAAGGCTTGGCAGTTGGCGTGCGTTCAGACTACAAGACAGTTGACGAAAAAGCAGGCGTAAAAGTTAAATTGACAGCTGAATAAGCAAATATAAGGAAGAGGGCAACCTCTTTTATTTTTAAGTGAAAGGAGTTAAATAGTATGAAATATAAAGTGTTAGTAGATTTTACGGATAAAGAAAATAAACATATTTATCGTGAAGGCGATAAATACCCTTTTAAGGGACGGACAAAAAAAGTTAGAATCGAAGAACTTATTTCACACAATAATATGAGAGGTCATCCTCTTATTTGTGTTGTGAAAGAGGTTGAGGAGGTCGAGAATGGCTGAGAATATTGATAAGATTTTAAGCTTGGTGAAAGCAACGCTTGGATATAAGTCGTCAGTAAGAGATGAATTATTGAAAGCGATTGTTAAGTCAGTGATCGATGAGTTAGAAATCCAAAAGAGAATAACGTTAAAATATGACAATAGTGAACACCTCATGTTTATTGTTGATTATGCAGTTTTTCGATACGAAAACAAGGGTGCAGGTACATTGCCTAGAAATCTTGAATACAGGTTGAGAAACCTCATGGTTAAATGTGGAGGTGCTTGATGTGGGATTTAGAAGTTTCATTGTTACAAGAAGATGGCTACACACAAGAAAAAGGCAAGATTAACAAGACAATCAAGTATTCAGAAACAGAGCTATTAGCTTATGAAAAGCAAATTGGTCGTTCTGAATTGTATTACGCAGGTCAAAGCAATATTGAGTTGACAAAGATTATTGTTATTCATTCGTTTGAATATGACAATCAGCAACTTGTAAAAATTGACGGTCTAATATATCAGGTTATCAACACATACAAAATCAATAATGAACAGCTTGAATTGAAATTAAAGGCTAAAAAAGGCGGTGTGTGATGCAAGATATAGCAAGTGAAATCACTAAAGCGCTGACTGAATACACCTCAGAAGTTGAAGCTGAAATGGATATCATCAAATCTGATGTAGCGGATGAAACAGTTAATATGTTGAAAGCTAATAGCCCGACTGGTAGGCGTGGTAAGTATGCAAAAGGGTGGCGTGTAAAAAAGGATGGCACAAGCTATGTCATTCATAATGCTACAAATGCAGGATTGACACACCTAACAGAAAAAGGACACGCAAAAAGGAATGGTGGGCGTACTAAGGCACAGCCTCATATTTCAATTGCTGAACAAGAAGCTATCAAGAAGTTTGAGAATAAAATAGAAAGGGTAATTAGAGGTGATTAAATGAACTTAATGGAATTTAAAGCAGAATTGGAAAAGTTAGAAATACCTATTCAATACCGAGCTTTTGAAAGTGGTCAAGCACCAGAATTGCCTTATATTATTTTTTACGAAAACGATAGTGACAATGTTTTTGCAGATAATTCAAATTGGTTTGATGTGCTTAACGTTGTGTGCGAATTATACGCAGACGAAAAGGACATTGAGCTTGAAACTAAGTTGCAAAAGTTGTTTTATTATAACGAAATAGAGTATAACTCAACAGAAACTTTCATTGATAGCGAAAACATGTATCTCAAAGCCTATGATGTTCAAATTACTTTTGACAGTTTAGCAGATGTGCAAGAAAAAGAAGTAGACAAATCAAATCTTAAAACTTTGATCAACTATATCGAAACTTTGAAAGCTGATAATTATGAGATTGATGGATTTAACAAACTTGAAACTGTTTTGGCTTACGCAAAAGCGGTGCTGATTGATAGTGAAGCAACACAAGATGAAGTATATAAAAGCGAAATAGAGCTATTAAATGCTTTGAATCAATTGATTTTTATTGTTGTAGAAGTAGACAAAACAAACCTAAAATTGCAAATTGACTATGTCAAAACTTTATCGGAATTTGATTACACAGCTGAAAGTTGGGATGTGTTAAGAGTTGCTTTATCAAATGCAGAAACTGTTTATGTCAATGACAACGCAAAACAAAATGAAATAAATGATGTATTGAATAAGTTGTTTGAAGGTTGGAAGAATCTACAAAAATCATCATCTTTTGATGCAAAAGCAAATATATATGCACCGCTTTATTGGGAAGCGCAGGGGTTTGTAGGTGGACTAAATGAGTATACTGGTGAGAATGAAAGCAACGGTTGGGTGATACAATCTGATTTTATCAAAATACCAGAACTGGCATTTGAGATCACATGTTCGACTAAGGGTTCAGACTTTTTTCGTATTTTGCTTTATGATTACGACAAAAAAATTATAGGATATAAATTTTATTACAATGACAACGGAACACATAAAACTTTTGATATACCTAAAAAAGCTGGGTATATACGAATAACAGGAAACAAACAAACACCGTCATCAATTTTGACAAATCAAACTATGTTCGTGTTTGGTGAGTTTACTGATTGGACTATAGCAAAAGAAGACGAAGAATATATGCAATTACAACTAATTTAAAAAAATAGAAAATGGAGAATTTAAAAATGGCAACAGAAAATAAAGTAATTTACGGACTTAAAAATGTTCATTATTCAAAAATGAGCATTGATGAAACAGGCAAGGTTGTTTATGCTAAGCCTACGCCAATCAAGGGTGCGGTAGAAATCAGTTTGGAAAGTAAAGCGGAATTGGTAAGTTTTGAAGCAGATAACGAAGTCTATTACAGCGCACCAGGCACTTCAAGTTACGAAGGCACATTAACACTTGCCAAAGTACCAGATGGCTTCTTAGTCGACATCCTAGGCGAAGTGCTAGACACAGTTGACGGGATTCAAACCGAAATCGACGGAGCAAAAACATCTAATTTTGCCTTGTTATTCCAATTTGAAGGTGACAATTCAGGTGTTAGACATTTGTTCTACAATTGTTCAGCATCTCGCCCATCAGTTGCTTCAAAAACTGGTAAAGAAATCGGCACAACTGAATTAGCGTTCACAGCAAGTGCTAAACCAGCTGAATCCGCAAACGACAAAGCTATTGTTAAAGCTAAAACAACAGGTAGCACAACTACAGCAATTTACAATGCGTGGTTTGATGCGGTATATGTGAAAGCACCAGCAGCAGGATAATAGAAAATAGATAGGGAGATGCTCAGGTGGGTATCTCTTTATTTTTGAAGAAAGAGGGCAAACAAAATGGAAAAAACAATTGAGATCGATGGAAAAAAAGTTAAATTAAAAAGCACGGCTGGAACGCCAAAACGTTATAAAGCACAGTTTAGAAAGGATTATTTTAGCGAGTTGTTGAAACTATCTAAGTTGATGGCAGGCAATGAAGGTGAAGAATTTGACTTATCAAAAATTGATTACAGCGAATTAGATTATTTGGACTTTGAGGTCTTTTATAACTTTATTTGGGTTCTTGCGAAAACAGCAAACAAAGAAATTGGTGACCCAATTGATTGGTTAGACGAATTTGACAGTATGCCTTTGGCTGAGATTTTCCCTGAGATTATAGACCTTTTAGAATCGAGCATTTCAACTAAAAAAAAGTAGATGAAGTCAGCGGAAGTGATGAAGTTTTCACAGAAGAAAGTTTCTACTATGTATGTAAGCAGGTAGGTCTTACAGCAGATGAAATGGACGAAATGAACATAGGGCAATGTCTTGATTATATTCAGGAATACATTGATAACAATTCAGAAGACGGAAAACAAAAAACTATTAAAGCAAATCAAAATGATTTTGATGCTTTTTAAATTATGATGTGCTGAGGTTTGCCCTCAGACGCTTTTAAATTATGTTGTATGGATAATGAACAAGGTTTAAAAGTGTGTAAGGGCAAATTTTAGCACAAATAAAGAAAGGAGAAACATGGCAAATAAGAATATTAAAGGAATCACGATCGAGCTTGATGGCAACACAACAGGCTTACAGAAAGCCTTGAAAACAGTTGATAGTACTAGCGTTAAGTTAAATGGTGAGCTAAAAGAAGTCAATAAATTATTGAAGTTTGATCCTAGTAATACCGAGCTTGTAGCGCAGAAACAAAAATTGCTGACAGATTCAATTGAAAATACTAGCACGAAATTAGACCAGCTGAAATCAGCACAATCACAGGTTGATGCGCAGTTTAAGTCAGGCAGTATAGGCGAAGAACAATATCGAGCGTTTAATCGAGAAGTGGCACAGGCAGAGCAAAGCCTAAATAGTTATAAGTCACAATTGTCAGGCTTGCAAGCAGAACAACAAAAACTTGGTCAGAACACAGATAGATTAAATACGTATTTTAGTGCATCAGGCAAATCAATTGATGATTTTGCAGATATTTTGGGAACTCGTTTAGTATCTGCAATCAAGAATGGTACAGCAACCTCAGACCAATTAGAAATTGCGCTTAATAAGATTGGCAAGGAAGCACTAGGCGCTGATGTGGATATCAATAAATTCAAGTCAACTTTAGATTCTGTTAAATCAGGCAATTCATTAGATTCTGTTAAGTCTGAACTTCAAGAAATCTCACCCAAAGCAAAAAGTGCCGAAGATTCACTAGACGACATGGCAGATGCTATCAACGGTGGCAACATGATGGAGGCTGGCGAAATCATTAGTAGTGTCGGCGATAAGATTGTAGAATTGGGCAATCACGCCAAAGATACAGCGCTAGAATTTCAAACTTCATTTGGGACGATCGCAGCCAATACAAATCTTTCAAAAGCTGAAATGGAAAGCCTCAAAGGTGTTGCGGTTGATGTATTCAAATCTGGTGTGACGGACAGCATTGATGAGGCAACTAATGCAACAATTATAATGAAAAATGCTTTCAAGGATTTAAATAATGAAGATTTGGGAAAGATAACTGAACAAGTTGTTGCATTAAGTAAAAGAACTAACACAGAATACACGGACAACATCAAAGCAGCCGATTACCTTATGAAGGCTTTCGGAGTGTCAAATAAAGAAGCCTTTGATATGATAGCGGCTGGCTATAAAAATGGGTTAAATTCAAGCAATGACTTTACTGATACAATTATCGAATACTCAGGCACTGTAAAAGAAGCAGGATATAGCCAAGAAGAATTTTTCTCGATGCTGGATTCAGGCTTGAAAAACGGTGTTAGAAATACGGATTTGATCGCAGACAGCATGGTCGAATTCGGTAAGAAACTTGCAGCTGGCGATTATGAAGAAATGATTGGTGGCATGTCTGCTGAGACTCAAAACATGTTTAACGAATATAAAAACGGAAACGCAACAGTTAGTGATGTGATGTCAAGCGTCCAGCAGGAAATGAAAAAAATGAGCCCAGCAGAACAGCAAAAACTGCTGACAGTTTTAGGGTCTCAGTTTGAAGATATTGGAACGAAAGGTTTTCTTGGGCTAAGCACCGTCAACAATGAGTTTAAAAATGTCAACGGGACGATGGATGAAGCGACAAAGAAAGACCCAGCTCAAAAATGGCAGTCTAGTTGGAACGAACTAAGTGCGAGTTTGAGTGAAGTCGGTACTGATATTTTGAACTCACTACAGCCCCTGATGGATTTCTTAGCCGATATGGCGAAGGCATTTACTGATTTGCCCGAACCAGTAAAATTATTTATCGAAGTTGTCATGGGACTTATAGCAGTATTTGCGTTATTAACACCCGTGATTGCAGCACTAGCAATTGCACAAACAGCACTAGACATTGCTTTAGCACCATTTTTATTGATTGTACTTGCAGTTATTGCAGTTATAGCGTTGTTAGTCGTGATCATCGCAAACTGGGGCGCTATCGTGGATTGGTTGAAAGGTGTTTGGGATGGATTCGTCAAATGGCTTGGTGGTTTATGGGATGGCATGAAAGAAATGGCGGGCAATGTATGGAATAGCATGAAGGAAACTATAAGCAATGTTTGTCAATCAATCGCAGATTTTGTTAAGGGAATTTGGCAGGGCATCAAAGACACAACTTCAAATGTATTCAACGGAATCAAGGATTTCATGAGTTCGATTTGGGACGGTATCAAAAACATGGTTTCAAATGCGGTCAATGGTGTGAAGAACACGATTTCAAATGTCTGGGACGGCATCAAAAACATTACTTCAAATGTTTGGAATGGTATCAAAAGTATGATTACAACGCCAATTGAAGCCGCTAAAAATATAGTAAGTGGAATAATTGACAAAATCAAGGGTTTATTCAACTTTAGACTCAAATTCCCTGATGTCTCTATCCCGCACATTCCGTTACCACATTTTAGTTTGTCTGGATCGTTTAACCCGCTCAAAGGTCAAATACCTAGAATCGGGATTGATTGGTTCGCAAGCGGTGGTATCTTAACGAAACCAACAGTTTTCGGCATGAATGGTGGGAACTTTATGGCAGGGGGCGAGGCAGGCAAAGAAGCAGTAGCGCCTTTATCAGACTTGATGGCTTATGTTCAAAGAGCAGTTAAGCAAGAAATCGGTGGAATGGATGCTAACTTTGCTCAAATGATTCAATTGCTTACAATTATCGCAAGTAAAGACATGAATATCAACATGGACGGTAAAACTGTTATGGAAATAATTGACGGACACATGAACACACAACAGCAACAAGCAGAATTTGGAATGGGAAGGATGTAAAAAATGGGCGTAATTATAAATAATCAGAACACAAAAAATTTAGGTTTTGCCTTGGTCGGTCGTCCTAGCATACCTAGCGCTGATAAGAAATATGAAACAATTGAGGTTGAAGGTCGTGACGGTGCTTTGACAAAATTCTTAGGTTATCAAGACTTGAAGTTTACGTTGAAATTTAACATACTTTTTCAGAACGACATTAAGCAAAAGCTAAGAGAGATCAAGGGTTTATTGTCGCAGGCAAAGACTTTAACGTTTGATGACTCGCCCAATTTTTTCTACAAAATTAAGCGAGCGCAAATTTCAGATACAGAAACAATCATAAAGCAATCAGGTGTGTTTAGTGTTGAATTTCATGCTGAGCCTTTTGAATTTGAAAGTAGTTCAGTTTTAGAATATGATAATCCGTCAAACTTGATTATCAGAAACAACACAAGCTATTTCAGTCAACCAATAATAAAAATTCATGGTCAAGACAATATCAAATTGTTCGTAAATGATGAACTTGTCGAAGTCAAAAATATAAACGAGGGCATTACAATAGACAGCGAAATGCAAGAAGCTTATTACAATAACGACAACATGAACCATCAAATGACAGGTAGTTTCCCAACTTTTGAAATCGGCGAAAATGTAATCAAACTTGAAGGTAACAACATAGATAAAATCGAAATTTTACCGCAATGGAGGTGGCTAACTTGATAACGTTATTTAGAAAAGATGAAGTAGATTTTAGTCACAATGGCTTGGGTTCATTAGATAATGCTATTATTAGTCCTTTGATTAAATGGCACGACAACGGAGCTTTTACCTTAGAATTCAAATATCCATTGTTTGCAAAGCATGGTAAGGATATAGAAAATAGCAGTATAATCAAGGCAAATGATGCTGATGGAACTAATCTGTTTTTCGTTTATAAAGTAATTCCAAGCATGGGTTATATATCAGTTTTTTGTTATCAAATATCATACAAACTGGCTTTTAATGCAATAGACGACACTTTCATAGTTTCAAAAAATGGGCAACAAGCTTTAAGTCAGATTGCAAGTTCAACACAATACCCACACAATTTTCATTTTAGCAGTGATATTCAGACAGTCGCAAATTCACGAGTTGTTAGAAAAAATGTGATTGAATTTTTATTAGATTCTAAGCTAGAAAATTCATTTATAAATCGTTGGGGTGGTCATATTATCCGTCAAAATTTTAACGTTGCAATGAATACAGCTTATAGTCGAGAAAGCAAAAATTACACGATACGACACAGGAAAGACCTCAAAGGGTATAGCGCTGAAATTGATGAAAGCACAGTAATAACAAGAATTAGACCAGTCGGATATGATGGCTTGATGCTACCTGAAATTTATGTTGATAGTGAATTAATCGGTGCTTATCCAGAGCCACGGATTCAACAATTTGAGTATTCAAGTGTAAAAGTTAAGCAAAAAGCGACTGATGAGGAAGGCTTTAATACAGTCGAAGAAGCATACGCAGAGTTAAGACGATTAGCTAAATTAGAATTTACTGATAATAAGGTGGATGTAGCACATGCAACATATAAAGTTGAATTTGTTGCGTTGCAAGACACAGAAGAGTACAAGGAATTGAAAAGTCTTGCAAAACTAAAAGCTGGTGATACGGTAACAGTTTTGCATAAAGAAGATGGGCTTGACATAAAAGCACAGATAGTTGAATATTCTTACAATCCACTTTCAAATTCTTATAACAGCATAACGTTAGGTAACTTTCAGAAAACTTTTAGTTCAACTATAACGAAACTGGTTGATAGCAAAGTTAAAGAAGTCAGCGAAATTGCAGAAACAGCTTTAATCAGCGCAAATGACAAAAACAAAGTAACGCATGGTAGTGTAGAGCCTTTAAGCCCTAAAACTGGCGATTCATGGGTTAGACCTAACCCGAACGATATTAGTGAAAGCCAATGGTTGATTTGGGATTCGGAAAAATGGGTTACTGAGATGGATTCGGCTGAACAAGTGAAAAAAGGGCATGTGATAAGTTCAATCAATGTTAGCGAAGAAGAAATATTGATTCAAGCTGACAAAATCCATATATCAGGTCAAACAAAAATTGATGATGCGAGTATAACAGGTGCAAAAATTCTAAACTTGGACGCAAGCAAAATCACCGCAGGTACACTAAGCGCAATCAATATAAGCGGTGTGAATATCACAGGTTCATCATTAACTTCAAACACAGACAATAACCGAGCGTCCATAAATTTGAATGGCGGGAATCAAACATTTTACGGTATAAGCGGTAAAAAGCTGGGTCAGATGAGACCCACGATTGATGCGGGAACAGGCGTAGCGAACGGATTTGCAATTATAAAAAGTGCAGGCGAAATTTTTTCAATCAACGCAGGTGATTCAAATTCAGGTACAAGCAGCCCAGTCTTTCAAATCCCAGCAAATGCAAATGATAACAATGTAACCGCAAATTTTTTTGGTCAGTTAAAATTTGAGAATGTACAACCTCTGGACGGTCGTGATATCTGGGTAGTTTCGCCATCAGGTAGAAAAGTAGTGCTAGGAGTTAATGGAAATAGTAAACTCATGGCAGAAGACGGTGGTGTTGCTACATTTGGTAATTTTTCAGTTTTCAACGGATCAAAAAATGCGGTTCATGTAACGAGAAATGGGCTTAGAGCAACCCCCGCATACGAAATGGCAGAAAGTTATCTGGGCGATTTGGGACGGAATTACACTAGGGAAGATTGTGAAATCTGGGTTCATATTGATGAGCTGTTCAGCGATACTGTGAACACAGATATAGCATACGAAGTCTTTTTACAGGCTTATTCTGATGCGACTTTTTGGGTAGAAGATTTTAAATCTGATAAATTCTTGGTCAAATCAAACAAGCCTATGTCACGATTTGCATACGAAATTAAGGCTAAACGCAGAGGTTATGAAGAAGATAGACTTGTAGAACAAAAAAAGGACAACAAAGAAATAGAACAAATTTACGTAGAAAAGGAGACAAACGATAATGGCGAACATGATTTTTAATTTAGATTTAAATAAAAATAACGCTATCAACCCTATAATTTTCGGGCGTTTAACTGACGGCAACTTGCGCAAAATAACAGTAAATATCACGAACGAAGGCGAGCCAGTCGATTTAACAGGGTGGGTCATTCGTTTTGAGGGGACAACAGGCGGACATGCCAAAATTTTTGATGTAATGGGTGTGAATTTGCTTGATGCTGAAAATGGCAAGTTTGAGTATACATTTAGCAAAACAGCTTTTTCAGCGACAGGTAGCTATAAAAATGCTTATTTTTCAATTGAAAAAGATGACAAAAGAGAAACAACAAATGATATAAAAATTGTCGTGGAAAAAGTTGCAGACCTTGACGCACAAGATGCGGAAACAGTCGTCACAGAATTGAATAAAACGATAGCGCTTATTAATCAAAAATATGACGAGTTAAATTCAAGAGTCGATGTTTACGAAAGCGACATCGCAGATTTAGAAAATTGGCTTGATGAACAAAAAGCTGAGATAAACACAATAATTACAGATGCTGAGACGACTTTTAATCATAAATTGAGTGAAATTCAGGGCAAGTTAGATGCTACAAATCATGCTATTGAAAATGGCGATTTTTACAATAAAACAGAGACAGATAGCAAAATTGCAAGTGTAAATAGTGCAATTACAGCTCATGCAGATAATAAAAATAACCCTCATTTTGTGACTGCAGGGCAAACAGGCGCTTATACAAAAAGTGAGGTAACTGCTTTAGTTGCACAATTAAAATTGAGCATGAATCCGATTGGCACAATACTTACAACGATTAACAATGTGAATCCATCTACTTATTTGGGCGGTGTGTGGGAGCGGTTTGCACAAAGCAGAACGCTTGTAGGCGTTGACGAGGCAGATGATGATTTTAACACTGTAGAAAAAGCAGGCGGTGAAAAAACTCATAAACTGACAATAGATGAAATGCCATCGCACACACACGGGTACAATGCAAGTAATATACGGAATTATGTGAAGGTTGAGGCAAACAGCACAAGCACATATGGTCGTGATAACGGTGTGAATGTTCAGACATCTCAAGCGGGCGGTGACAAAGAACACAACAACTTACAACCGTTTTTAACTGTTTATTTTTGGAAAAGAACAGCATAAAAGGGGAGGCAAATGGAATATAAATTAATGGGCGTTAGTGCCTTGATATTAATCATCCTTTTTTTGACTTTGCTAAAGGATGGCGAAAACATGAACCCACCGCTCAAAAAAAGGGCAGTCATAGATAGCACAACAATAGCTATTTTTTGGGTAGTTTTTGAGTTTTACAACTACAGCAAAGATAAAGCGTTTGAAAATGAAGTTGTGATGATTATCAATTTAGCTTTAGTTTTCTTTTTAATTCGCATGATACAGCTTATAACACAGCTTAACCCTTTGTTTCAGGATTTTGTAAAATTTTTGAAGAGAAAGGGTATTGATGTCAGCGAATTAGACGAATAAAAATAGATAAAATGACACCTAATTTTTTAATAATTAGGTGTTTTTTAGTGTGTCTGTCCCATTTACTATTTTTTCTATTCCATCTTTATTGATATTATGCCCTTTGTTAAGTGTAAGTAAATCATTAAAAGTTGGAAGGTTTTTAATGTCTGTTACTGAGTTTAATTGTAAACTAGTGTAAGTATCAGAAAGAATAATAGTATAGTCTGATTCCTTATTTAGTGCAATATCTTTAAAGTTTTCCCCGTTTTCCTCACAATGTTCAGCGCTAAAATCAAAGTAATATTGCATAATAGCGAACCATGGGAATGGGTCATTAGAATCATGTTCCTTAATATTGAATGTTTGGTATTTAGTTACAATGTATTTATAAATGTAGTAACCCACTTGTTCAACTTCAGTTTTTGATGGAATATAACCAGCATGAACTACTAAGTTTCTTAGTGCTATTATGTCATTCTTTTGCTTGTCATCTTTAATTTTTATGTTCTTAAATTCTTTGTCTACCGAATCACCATTATAGAGACCTAAAGCTAATTGATAAATTCCATATATCCGTTCAGAATTTTTTATGACTTTAAAATGCTTTTGTAAGTCTATTACTTTTTTACCCTCATACGAATGAAAATAAGCAAGTGAAAAATCCTTTCTAAAAAGTTCTATAGCTGAATAAAAACACGAAAACGCCTCAATATAAAAGCCATTATTAAATGCAGTCAAACCATTTTCAAACATGATTGCAAATTTTGGAATGTGATTTAATGCAGTAAAATTATGCCCCTTGCTACATTCCATTTTAACTTCTGGTTCTGTATTTCCAATATATCCGATAGCATAACTCACTATACCTTCTGATGCTTGCTCACAATGATTACAATTGCAGTAGATTTTAAAGCTCATAAATCACCTCCATATTTATGAATATTATACCATATCATAAAAATTAAGTTTGCATTAAGTAATTACTTGTATACTATATTTACCACACAGCAATATACTTTTTTTCATAACTCCCTTTTAAAACATCTTGATGTGATTGAGATGTTTTTTTGTTTAAATTTAAGTAAGCTTACTGCTTTCCAACGAACTTTTTTCAAGATTTTATTGTTTTTCTTAAAAAGAGGGTGTTGATATTTCAGAAATAGATGAAGGAAAATTGATTGGAATTTAACACCTTTAAAAGGGTGTTTTTTTTTATATGGACTGACTCAAGAAAAACGCAAAACTTAGGTTAGTTATTGTGTTTTTTTAGTTGAAATATGCTATAATAAAATTAAATATTAAATGTTTTAAAAACCCTCTAAACCCTTATGCTATCACCATTGCCACAACCTTTATTCCTGCGATTAAGACCGTCTTTGGCTTTGCTGGTAAGGGCACATGGGTAAGTCC